TGTCCAGGTCGATGTACGGGTAAAACATCAAATAGTCGAGAAAGTAGACCGAAGGCAGAAAGCCCGTGGTGCCGCCATGCGTCAACGACATGCTGAGCAGATACCGCTCCGTGCTGATGCCGGGGCCGACATAGATGCTGTTGTTGCGGGAGCCGATGAGTTGCGTGGCCTCAAGCGCGGTGCCAACGTATGCGTTGTAGGACGGGATGCCGCTGCCGACGCTGAAATCACCAAACGGGTTGGTCCCGAAACTACCGTAAACCGATGTGCGGATGAAATGCTGGATGTGATGCCGCCCTTGCTCGACGGCATTTGCCACCTCGGCAACGGACCTAAACGGCATCAGGGTCCTCCAGCGGTATCCACTCCACCTCGTCAGGCGACCATTCCACGCCTCCGTCCGGGTGCTCTGAGCACTGAGACAGCTCGTTGTCTGTCAGCGTCAGCAACTCCCGACAGTGAGCGCAGCGGTACACCACATCAGTCCACCGTGGCGGTCATGGCACCAGCAGCAAACTGCGGCTGAATGCCGTTGCTGATGGACAGGCTGGCGTTGAGCGCACCCTTGAGCAGCAAATTTCCAGCACCAGTAGAGTCCGTGCCGATGCCGAAGTGCGTGGCCGTGGCGGACCCCGCCGTACACTGACCGAACTGAACCAGGGCGGTGTTGGCGATGGTGGAGGTTGTCCGCGTCCAGCCGCCTGCCGTGCGGTTCACAGCCACGCGGGCGTAGCCGGTGTAGCTGATCTCGTTGGTGCTCTGGTTGCCCGCCTCGCCGGGGTCTGCGCTGTGCAGCGAGATGTAAAACGAACCTGCCGTGGCGCTGTTCTGCAGGCCAGCAGCGTCCCCGATGTTGGCCCAATCAACGTTCAGGAACAGGAGGTCGAGGAGTGCCGCTTCGGCGGCGTTGGTCATGGACATGGTATTTCCTTACGCGATACGAATGATTGCGTTGGTTGCATCTGCAACAGGGAACTGGACGGTAAACGTACTACTAGAGGAGGACTTATCCTGCCCAAAGTCCAGCACCGCGACAGATTTATTTCCCTTGCTGGAGTTGTATATCAACGCTCCTCGGGCCGTGATGGTCGCAGAGGTAAATGCGATATTGTCAAACGTCACCCAAGCGGTAGTGCCAGAACTTGCCACTGTTACGCCTGTCAGCGTCCCGCCACCAGCAACGTATGACCCGCTTGCAGCCACTTCGTTGGTTGAAGAATAGACCGTGGTCGTAGCGCCTAGATCCGCAGACGAGGTGTACAAAGCAAGTTTGAACGTGTCCGTACCAAAAACCTGGGTGCCCGTGAATAGCTCCGCCTTGAAGCTGGTGGTCATCGTCTGAACAATCGCCATTTAAATAACCTTTGTCCTGACCTGCCCACTGCGGTATGCGTCCTGGCGATTTTTCCCATCACCAAGGTTCTTCAGCAATGTCAGTGATTGAACGTATTCCTTGTCCATCATCTGCATGATGTCAGGCTCTTGCTTCATGAACCGTGCTGCTTCCAACATCACTGCGTTGAACAGCACAGAATCAAAATTGTCACCCAGCCAAGACGTACCCGCAGTCACAATGCTGACCGGGTAGTAGAAGTAGTGCAGTTCTGCGGTCAGCCCAGCAGAAGGAGTAGGACCGAGGATGAAGGTCAACTCCGTTAAATTTGACGAATCAGGGCCAAACAGCGCGTAGTACTTTGGAGTTCCGGTCGTGCTGGGGTTCGGGAACGCCGAGCGGATGAAGTTCACATCCTTGTTCAGCAAGTACTCGTAGTTCCCAGATCCGTCAATGACCGCAAGACTGAAGACAGACAAGAAGTCTGTTGGCGCAGCAAGGTACTGATTCCCGTTGGTCAGCGTGCCGGTGACGTTCTTGCGAAGCGCAGGAAGCTGCACCGAGTTGTAAATGCGCTGTTCACTGAGTCTGGTCAGATTAGCGAAGTCCGTCGCTGAGAACGTATTCTCAGTAGCATCCTCAACAGCGGTCTTCAACTCGGTGTAGTTCATGTTTTACGCCATCGGCCCGCGAGACATGAAGCCCCGCGTAGCTGCACCGGACCCGCGCTGCTTGATCCCCGTGGTCTTGGCCGCAGGAGCAGGATGCTTGGAGATGTTGCCCAGCACCATGCACAGATCCCGAGGGTTCTCAGCCTCTTGCGGGTATGCCTGCTTGGCAGGAGGGAGTTGCTTGATTTTGCCCATGTTTCACCCCGACTTCTGGTTCATGGCGCGGGCCATGTTCTTGCCCAGGCGCATGCGGTCCTCAGAGGTGGGACCGCCTTTCTTGAAACCCTTGGCGTTCTTGCCGTGCGCCTTTTCGGGGGGCAGCTTGGCGTGTTGTTCTAGCGTCATTTTTTTCATCATCGCTCCTTACGTAAAGAGCAAGTACGCAGCATACGTACTTGAGTTGGAAATCATGTATGGATTCAAAACATCTTGGATGTATGTGTTAAACGCCGGGTTTTGGGCCACGTTGTTTGTCCAACGACTGTATGCCAAAGAATCTGCTGTCGTTACAGTTCCTGAGTCATTGATGTCTCCAACAGGTCTTGCCCCGATCAAAGTTGTTTTGAACAACGTGCGCTGCGGTTCTGTGTTGACCGCTGCTTGTGTCAAGGCCGTTGGGAGCAGAGCGTAGTTGACAAAAATCCCACCGGGCGGGTTCACCGCGACTGTACCAACTAATCCCTGCGGTGCCAAGGCATTTGGCGTCAAGGCGGCATCAAAACTTCTGGACCCACCCACAGGGTTCCAGCCCCACTCAATCACCCGGCTACCCCCGCCGAAAGAGCCCGTGGCAGTCACACCAGACGAGTACCAAGTGTTCGTATCTGGACGGGGATCACGGATGGCCTGGGGGTCCGAAACGGGATACATCCCGAGTTGTAACTGTGGCTGATCTGGGGTCCAACACTGCGGACACGCTTTGATCTGTGTTTGCTTGGTTTTGACTACGAGGTTCTTGAGCTTTTTGAGGTCGAAACGAAACCCGCAGACATCGCAGTAGCCGAATGCCTTTGCGCCGTTTGCAAAGCGATTGCTCATGATATGAACATCTGCCTGGGTACGAACCGCACCGCAGCTTTCTCTCTGTCTTCTGTAGAAGCCGCCAGCCAGTCCTCATCATACTGCGCCTTCAACACCTGCATACGCTCCATCGCACCGGGGATCTTCATAGACAGGTAATACGCCAGTCCTGACACCAAAGCGGGGATGAACCTAAACGGCACATCTTGCGTGTACGTCCCGCCCGCACCAGCGTCTTGAATCCTGCGCAAGCGCCAGTAGACAAGCGTGTACGTCTGCGAATTGTCAGGCGTGGGCCACACCGTGAACTGCGGAGCAGGGCCTTGGCGATTGATCCAAATTTGGATCGGCCTTGCGGACTGGAGCTTGTTGGGGATGGACGAGTAGGTAGAAACACTGATGCGCGTGATGGTCAGGTCGGTCTGCGTGGAGACATTTCCCGCGCCCGTGCGAATCACATGCTCAATCAGATCCACCGTATCGGCGGGCAGCGTGTAGGTATTGGTGCCAGCGGTCAGGACTTGTTGGCCCTGCTCAATGGTCCACATATTGATACCGCGATTTGACCAATCTGCGAACAGCAGATTTAGGCTACGCCGTGCAGTCTTCAAGTCATAACCTGTGCGCAACTCAGCACCACAGCGCTCAAAGGCTTCCTCGACGTACTCATTGAGGTCGAGATTAAACGTAGCGGTGCCGGAGGTTGTCATTGTTTCTTCCCAATCCGTTCACGTTCTTCCAGCAGCCGCACCTTGACTTGAAGCTCATTGATGTGCGCCATCAACTGCTCTTTCATAATTGCCCGCCTCTCTGCAGAAATCGGGCTGTCTGTGGGTACACCAGTGGACGTGATGAGCGCGGGCATGGAACCTTCAATTTTGGTCAAACGCTCTGAGAACGAGTTTACCTGCCCGAGCAACCACGCAAGTGCCGCCACCACGATTGGGATGACTGCTTTAAGTACGTCAGACCAAGCCATTACCTGTACCTAGCGGTCTTTGCAGCAACCTTGGGAGGCTGCTTGACGAACTGTTTACCTGCAGCTTTTCCTGCGCGTTTGGCCTTGGTTGTGGCAGCGTATTCTGAAGGTGTAAGAGACTCGATAGCTGCCTTGGGGAGGTAGCGTTCGCCGGTCTTGCTAGAAGGTTTGCCACTTTTGGTCGTCCACTTCTGCGAGGTCCAGTCCTTCAGACTTTGCTGCGGGGCCTTCATGTCAGTCCCTGTACCCGCCTGCATTCGTTTTCAAGTACTTGACGGCAGCCTCAAGCACCGCAACGTTGTCCCGTGCATGTCCGAGCATAGTGTTGCAGGGGTTACATAGCAACCCCCTGACTTTGCCAGAATCATGACAGTGGTCAACATCTAGACGTTTACCAAGCTCATCTTCGGTAATACTGCAAACCATACAACGATACCCCTCCTTTTCACGCATTGACTCCCACTGCTCATACGTAAGTCCGTATCGTAGTTGAAGTTTTTCTGCTTTACGGTTTTTAGAGGTTGTCGGACTTTGGCGTTTGTATTCTTGGTGGCACGGCTTACACCTTGCGCTTAAATAATGCTTGTCTGCCCAGCGATCAAAAAATCGATAGAACTCATCCTCGGCTTTTTCTGTCTCGCACAGGCGGCATATTTTAGTCACGGTAAGACCCACCCTTGGCCTTGTACTGCTTGGCGAGAAGCTGTGCCTTGCGGGCGCTCCACTGGCCTGCAGCGGTGCCTTGGGTAGCCTGCCCCTTGATGGACTCAAAAAGGCTCTTCCGCATCCCAGGCTTGGTGTAGTTGCCTGCTTCGTTCACCCGTCCACCCTCGGCGTACACTTGTCCGCCTTCAGCGTACTCCGTAAAGTCCGTATTGTCACGGCGCTTCTTCACCTTGCCTTTGGGCATCTTGGAAGGGTTGATGGCACCCATGCCCCTGCTTGAGCGCATCTCACACCACCTTGCACTTGCGAAGGCCGCGCTGTTCGCAGCCGCCGCCACGAACTTTGCCGCCTTTGGCATACTTGGAGTCTGGCGTCAAAGCGCTCTTTTGCTTGTCTACAAGCATTTCACGGATTCCGGCAGGAATCGTTGAGTCAATCCCTTTCTTGGGATGACGCTTCTTCAGCGACTCTACTTCACGCTTAGATTCGGCTGCGTAGTCCATGACTGTTCCTTAGCAGGCTTTGCCGCCCATTGCCATCTTAACCTTCGTACCCTTGGTCTTGCCCTTGGTGGCGCAGCCATCGATGGATCCGCCCTTGTTGTAGGCCATGCCGCCGCCCATCATCTTCTTGGCGGGGGCTTTCTTCTCGTCCTTCTTCATCATGAAAGCGGGGAGGGGTTTCTTCATTTCGGACTCCTTATGGGCACTCGGCCCGACAAACTTCTCGGCAACGCTACGGGGGATGCCTGTGCCCTTGGGATCTTTCAGTGCCGCGTACATCAGACGCCGCTGAGCTTCGGACTGTACAGGCACTTCAGTTCCCCGGAGGTGCCCTGCGGTCGCGCAAACTATCCAACTTCTTCTCTATCAAGTCAAACCTGTCAAACAACTTGCTCATGTCCTGCCGGAACTCTGCGCGTGTGATGTGGTCCCGCGCAATCTCTTCGCGGGTCTTGTTGAGCAGGATACTGATCCTGTCCAATTCAGTAAATTTTGACATCATGAGATATGCCACCACGCCAAGTAGGACCGTGAGAATTGTGTTCCAGACTAAGGATTCCATGTCAGCACTTCCACCTTGCAAGAGAAGCCGCTTTTCGTGTCGGCTTGCCGTTTTCATCTTTCATCGGCCCTGGCATCCCAGACATTCTCGCGCAGAACGACTTCTTGCGCGGACCACCTTCGGGCTGAGGAGCTTTCAGATTACTTCCAGTTTCCCGGTTGTACTTGGCCCTGCCTTTGGCTGTCAAGCCCGCCCCTTGAAAGACAGGCAACTTCTCGCCACGCCCAACGGCCAGCGACGGGCCTTTTTTCTTGGGAGCAGGCGACTTAGCCATGATTTACGCCCACATCCTGCTCGGGGTTGCCGGGAACACGCGGAAAGCCTCCAGCTCAGGAGTCTCAGCGGTGTGCCTGACGTTTGCGTGCCAGCCCTCCAGCGGAGCCATCTCAGGCACTTCGCCTTCGTCGGTTTGGATCATCTCGCCCGTGGGCTTGTAGATCGTGCCGATGACATCCACCGCCGCGTACTTGGGCACCAAGACCGTCTCGACCACATCGCCCTGCACGTTGGTCTGCTCGGTGAACAGCACCTCGTTGGCCTCGGCTTCGGTGTCGAAGCGTAGGAAGAAGTCAAAGTACATGGGTGCTCCTTAAGCGGTGATGGCCTGCAATTGGGCGTTGGACAAACGTGTGGGGTAGTAGGTAATGCGCTGAATCCAGCCAACCCAACTGTTACCAGTTGTAATGTTGCCTATAGCCATTCTGGTCACAATCGGAATTGTTCCAAGCGGGTCGGTTGCTACCGATCCTCCTCCAAGACACGCAGCAAAATCATTTTCCTTATAGGCTAATGCCACTTTGGCTTGTGTAGCAAGAGGCCACGCAGTGGTAAGTGAGTTAAATTGATTTACGGTCGCTACGTCAACCCGTGCTCGCCCTTGGGCGGACGCTGGTATTCTGGAAACATCAATCGTGTTGCTGGTTGTGTTGTCATTGATGGATACCGCTCTGGGTTGACTTGTCGCGTGCGCTGCATCAGACATATCCTGAGCCTGCACATACAACGTCCCCTCCGTCGCGTTATACCAAGGGCTCAGCGTATTCACGCTCGCCACATCGGCGTCGCGAGTAACTTGTGCGACAGTGGTGGGGATGTAGCTGGTGGGGAAGGCTCCGGCTTCGAGTTGAGCGCCCCAGATGAAGATGCCAGAGCCAGTTGAGCCTGCGTATGAACTGTTGTTGTCTGCCAGTGCTACACGCGGGGCAAACGACCCCGATCCAGCCGAAGCGGTGGCCGTAACAGCGCACCTGTACCAGCCATTACCGACATTTTGAATTGAGGCTGTTGCACCGGCTCCTGTTATTGTTCCAACAGTGCCAGTGTTCAGATTAAAAAATGCGCTAAACGTATTTGTCCCGTCAAAAAACAACACTCGTATCCAGTCACGCTCTGCTTTTTTTGCAAAAATTGACGCTGTGTGAGAAACGGCAGTAAAAGTAATGTTTTGAGTGACTAAATGAGAACCTGTTGACGTATCTTCTTCAAGTTTATCAGCCGTAGTAGTGCCCGACGGTGCGGTAGTTGCGTTTGTTGAAACCGTTGCGCCCGTTACTGTCCAAGTTGTTGCAAAGTCTTCTGACTGCAAGGTTAGATTCGTCCTCGCCTCCTCAATCAGCAGCCCCTGAGCCGCCAGCGTGCTGGGGTTGTAGTCGAACCGGGGCGTCAGGCTGCTCACGCGCCAGGATGTGATCGTTCCTGAGCCGCCCGTAGAAGTGACATTCACTACCAGCGCCTGCGTCGATGCCGTGTAGCTCGTCACCGTGCCGGTCATGTTGTTGGCGCTGTTGCTCTGCTGGCTGATCAGCACCGAGTCGCCTACAGCCCAGGAGCGATTTACACCTGCCGTGGCGTCCAGCGTGAAGGTCTTGCTGCCCGTGCCGATGGTGACGCTGGTGACGCTGAAATCAACGCCAACCAAATTGCCCGCCGCGTTGAACCACGTGGCTCCGCTGGCACGGGTGAAGGTGATGATCTGCGAGAAGGTTTTGTCTACGAGTCCCACGCCGGTCTCCCAAACTACGTATTGAGCAGCAATCTGATACTGCGGGATGATGAAGTTGGTGTTGAGCGTGTACCCGTTTGGGTCTGATTGATCCGTCACCACCCCTGCAAAAGATAGATCTAGCGTCGGGCCAAGCTGGTTAAACGGGTTGTTCCCCCCGCCACCACGCAACGGGTACGCAGGAAGCGCGAAGCCAAACCCGAACGACATCAGAAAATCCTGACCATGTTGGTCGCGGACGTACCCGACGCATACACACGAATCACTTGCAACGGCACTACCGTCCCGCCCGGAACAGCGTTGAACGTCACATCTGACCCTTGAGCGGTCAACACCCGCAACGAACCCGTGGTGCCCACAAAAATGACGCTAGGCTCACGCAGGTTGTTGGTGTCACTTGTCGTGACAGCAGCCGCGTCCCCAGGAAACATGGGGAACGTCGGACTGAAATTGGTCTTAGCCATGTAGCCCCCAAAATGCTAGCCCCGCCGAAGCGGGGCCGGAATCAGTTCTGGAACGTGGTCGGAGCCTGAGCGCCGTTGTCAGCACGCTGGATGTACTCAATCGTCACCACAGCAGCGCCAGCGGTAGGATTACCGCCAGTAGCGGTAAAAGTTCCAGTTACCGTTACATCAGCCGTGCCGATGTTGTCAGTGGCCGAAGAAACCAGCGCAGCATCCAGCGTGGCGCGAACCGCTTGAGCAGTCGTCAGACCAATCGCAGCAGAAGTCTGGTACGCGGTGGCAGACCCTGCGTTGCCGAACGTCACGGCAACAGCGGAAACCGAACCGCCAGAAATGGCAGTGGTCTTCTCTACGTTGAACCGCAGGATCTTGGACCCAGCAGGCAAGTTGAAAAGATTCACAGCAGACGGCGAAGTCGTCATGGCCGAGAACGGCACATTGACAGATTGCGTCAGCAGGGGCAGGCCGGTGTTGGTCGCGGAACCGTAACGCTGGGTGCCCATGCGGACCGGGCCGGAGAAAGTCGAGAAGCTCATGGCTATTCCTCAATCTGCGCCCGTCGTCTCTGAGGAGAAGTCTGCCGAGTCAGTCGGCGGGCTGTGGTGAAGCTCGGTTTGCAAGAGGGTAGCACAAAAGAAAAAGGGGCGCAAGGCCCCTTTTGTGGTTTTCAAACCGTGAGGTGTCAAGCCCCAGGACTTGCGAAACATCCGAGCGGGTCCGACACTCCGAAAGAATATCGCTCTCGCGCCTTGTACCGGTTGTTCCCGGTGTCGAAGTCGGCATCCATCGAGGTTGCCATCGGGACACGCACGAAGTGCTTCAGGCCGTTCGGAACGTCAGTCTTCAAGAACCAAGCGTTGGTGTCGGTCAAGAAGTGGTTGACGGTGTAGCCTTCCGGAATGGAGCCGTTGTTCTTCAGCGCGTTGATGTCGTTGTCGGTGGTGCCGACACGCAGCGACGTTTCCAGCAGTCGGGTTGCGACGAACTGGAGTTGCGGAGGAACGATCAGCTTGCGGGGCTTGGCAGCGATCA